CAACAGTCAATGGCTCGGCTGGTACAGAGTACAACACAGGAGTCACAAATAACGGAGGAGCTGGTGGGTCTACAATAGTATTTGAAGTACCACATGCAGCTCCAGACGTACTATACTACCAATGTACCTCACACGGTTCTATGGGTGGTATATTTTATGTTACAGGAGCACTAGCTGACGGAACAGTTACTACAGCAAAACTTGCAGCAGATGCAGTTACAGGAGCTAAAATAGCAGACGATGCAGTAGATTCTGAACACATAGCAGCTGATTCTATTGATGCTGAACATTATGCACCAGCGTCTGTAGATACGACAGCCATAGCAGATCAAGCTGTAACACTAGCCAAACTACCACATGGCACATCATCTAACGATGGCAAGTTTTTACGTGCAAACAACGGAGCAGACCCTACGTTTGAGTCATTACCTTCTAGTGGAGCAACTTTATCTGGTTCAACTAATAACACAGTTGTAACTGTTACAGGTGCTAACGCTATGCAAGGCGAGTCAAACGTAGTTATAGATTCGTCTGGAAGGTTGCTTGTAGGTCATAGTAGTGCAAGACCTATAGCTGGAAATACTAATAGAATATTTCAAATTGAAAATGGTACATCTGATATTCCCGGGGTGTCAATAGTAAAAAATTCTGCCGATGCAGGAGGACCGTTTTTATCACTTGGTAAATCAAGAGCATCTTCAGTTGGTGGTAATACGATTGTTAACGATGGAGATTATTTAGGCACTATTTCATTTGCCGGAGCAGACGGAACAGACCTAATAACAAGAGGAGCAGATATTTTTGCACAAGTAGATGGTACACCCGGAAGTAATGACATGCCGGGTCGTTTGATATTTAGTACAACACTTGATGGTGCAAATAGTCCAACAGAACGTATGAGAATTGACAAGAACGGTGAAGTGACTATTTCTGCTGGTTCTAATTCAATGTTTACTAATGCACAATTTAGTGTAATTAGTGATAAGAATGTTGAAACTGATATAGATGATATGGAAAACTATCATCTAGTATTAAAGAACCCTGTTAATGATACTGGTGAAGCGATTGGTTTAGCATTTGGAATTACTGATAGTGATAATAAAGTTGGTGCTGCAATTCTCCATGAAAGAGATGGTGCAGGCTCTCAAGGTAGTTTGAAGTTTCTTACTAGACCTAGTAACGCAGGCCCACCAGTCCAAGTAGCTAAGTTTGCAGACAACGGTACTAAAAATTTTGGTGCTTTCAGCAATTACAATGGTGGACATAATATATTTTCTGGAGCTGCTAGCACTAGCGATTTTGCTCTAAGACTTGATGGTGTAGGTAGTGGAACTGGTAACTTCGTACAGTTTGTAAATGCTTACGGACAAATGGGTGCTATTACTTATAACGCAGGGACTACACACTACAACACGTCATCTGATTATAGATTAAAAGAAAACGATGTTTCTATATTAGATGGTATTACAAGAGTTAAACAATTAAGACCTATACGATTTAACTGGAAGGCTAATAAAGACCTCACAGTTGATGGATTTATAGCACATGAAGTAACACCAGTAGTACCAGAAGCTGTAGTAGGAGAAAAAGATGCAACACAAACTACGTACTATGGAGGAAATGATACTATTCCAGAAGGTAAAAAAGAAGGTGATGTAAAAGAAGAAAATGCAATTCTTCCTCAACAACTAGATGCAGCAAAACTTGTACCTGTACTTACTGCTGCATTACAAGAAGCTATTGCTAAAATAGAAACATTAGAAGTTAAGGTAGCTGCGTTAGAAGCTGGATAATGGAACTGCCCACCATAGTTTTACCAGATACAGTACAACTAAAAACCCCCTCTTTACCTCTCCCTACAGCAGATGTTCCCTCATATCAACCTTTGG